CGAAATTGCTGCTGGAAGCGGCGCAACAATACGCACAGGCAATAAGTCCAGAGGCTCTAGCCGTACTCGAAGGACGTGGGATCTCTGAAGAGACAGCAGGACTGTTTCAGTTAGGGACTATTACTAATCCAATCAATGGTCACGAGATGTATGAAGGGTGGCTATCCATCCCATACATCACTGCATCTGGTGGTTGTGTTGGCTTTAAGTTTAGAAGATTAGATGATGCCAAGCCTAAGTATGGTTCACCTACTGGGCAGAAGGCACACCTGTATAACGTATGTGACATCACTGTTGACTCACCACATATCGTTGTATGTGAAGGCGAATTAGATGCGATAGTTACTAGCGGTGAGCTTGGTATCCCAGCCGTGGGTGTACCTGGTGTTGCTGCTTGGAAGCCACACTTTCCTAAACTATTTGCGGGGTACGAAACTATCTTTGTTGTTGGTGACAATGACATCAAAGAGGATGGGTCTAACCCAGGTGCTGAGTTTGCTAAGCGCGTGGCGAACGAGGTAATGAACTCACAAATTGTTACACTACCCCCAGGTATGGACATCAATGATTACTACTTGGCTAATGGAATTGATGCTACGAGGAAGTTACTGATAGGGGAGTCAAATGTATGACGATGACAAGAAGCGAGTGGGACACGATGGTACAGACTTTGCAGCATATGGGCTTCCAGATCCTAGAGATCAATATGGAAACCGAGACTATACTCCTTCGGCCTATGCCGACAAGGTAGATGCGGCTTTCATTGCAGATGTCTGGCGCATTATGGACCAAGCAGGCAACCTACTGGTGCGTAAGCATCACGACTACGGCCCAAAGAACATTGCTCACTCACCAGGTGGACCACTTAATGGTCTGCGTGTACGTATGTGGGACAAGATAGCACGCATCAATAACTTACTAGACTCAGGTGTTAAGCCAAGCAATGAGTCATTGCGTGATTCATTTGTAGACTTACTTAACTACTCAGCGATTGCAATGATGGTACTAGATGGCGTATGGCCTGAAGTGCAGGACAATGACTGAACTGCACCCAGTAATCTATGACCTAGTGCCTAGTGTTGCTAACACTATTCATCGTAGGTATAACAAGCACGTTGAGAAGGATGACATCAAGCAAGAGTTGATGGCGTGGGCTATGACTAGGGTAGAAGATCACATCATTGATCTAATGGAACCTATCGAAGAGCGACGCAGACACAACGAACAACGCATTGCTTGGCAGATGAGACGTGTAGCAGAACGTTATGCTCGCAAGGAGAAGGCAGCTAAGTCTGGCTATCAGACTAATGATGAAGCCTACTACGAAGCAGCTACGCTTGGTCAGTTGTTACCCTTTGTTATTGCATCAGTCATAGATGGCACAGTATTAGAGCAAGCACAAGAGATGATTAGAGATGGGCAACCTAAAGGTTCATCATCACCAGCAGAAGGTGGCAACCTACTTGCCAACCTCATTGACATCAAGAAAGGTTTTCTTAAGTTAGACCAAGAGGACCAGACTCTATTGCGTATGCGCCATCACGAGAGCTTCACCCTGCAACAGATAGCACAGGTACTAGAGTGTGCTATCTCTACTGCAGATCGTAGGTGTGCTCAGGCTTTGCGTAGATTGCAAGATAATCTAGGTGGTGTATCACCGTGGCAATGAACGAAGAGTTATTGTTTACCTTCTTGCGTGAAGGTTTCTATTCAGACTTAGAGAAAGCACCAGGTATCTATGATGCCTTCGACTGCATCTCCAAGCAAGCAGGTCATTACATAGAGTTAAAGTGTAGACATACCCACTATCCCACGCTACTGATAGAGGAGATGAAGTATCGCAAGCTGATAACGCAGGCAGCAGAGCGAGATCTTATCCCCTACTACATCAACTCGACACCGGAAGGTGTCTTTTCTTTTGACCTGATGGATGTACCAGAACCTGAATGGTTTAACCATTGGATGCCAGCAACCACAGAGTTTGCTCGTTCTAATAAAGTATCAAAGTTGGTAGGTTATCTACCCATAGAGGAAGCGGTGCAGCTCTAATGCAGTACGACTATCGTTGCCCTGATTGCAACAGCGTATTAACTATTGAACGGTCTATTCACGAGGAACCTCGTGAGCCATCTTGCTTTGACTGTCATATACCTATGGTGCGTAAGTGGGACACGCCCTCTATCACCTTCAAGGGTAAAGGGTTTTACTCTACTGGTGGATAGTGCTATGCTTCAGCTCTCGGCAAGCGACCGCTTGTAGAGTGCTAGCAAGAAGCCCCCGCCAATTACGGCGAGGGCTTTTTGTTTGGCTGAGGAAAGGGTTAAGAAACCTCAGCCACTTCTACTATGTTCTGTACTATCCACTCTACCACAGGTACAGCTACAGCATTACCCATCTGCTTATACCTAGTTGAGTCTGATTGTCCAGCAGTCCAATCATCAGGGAAACCCTGCAATCTTTCACACTCTACTGGAGTTAAGCGGCGTACATTAGGTAGCGCAATGACTGTCGTTCGCACATCACCATTATCAAATGCGTTAAGCGTTGGCATTACTCCTCCTTCAACCCAAGTCTCGTAGTCATCCACATTCTGTGCTCGCCTACTTTTCGTGAACCACAAGTTTGTTCTCTGCAACATACTGGTTGCCTACTCCCTTATAGTCTCGTGCTTGAAGTGTTCCCACTATTGGATTGGTTATCACAACGTGTCCGTTGTTAGCGTCTTGGTTTACTACTGTTCCGTGGTGGTATAACTCTGCTGGTATGCAGTTAGCTATGCTCTTTCCGCTACCGAGAGCAACGCTTGTGTCAGAACCGGTGGCAATTCCTTGCCTCGCTTGGTTGCTCGTCGAAGGATTCCTTCGCAAGCCACCGGACTTAAAGAGTATTTCGGCAACGCTTGAGTTAGGAGTACGTCTGCCAACGATGAAGACTCTACGCCTGCGCTGGGGTACTCCGAAGTGTTGAGCATCAAGCACCCTCCATCCAACAGAATACCCGAGGTCTGCCATCGTCCCGATGACGACTCCAAAATCTTTTCCTTCGTTACTGGATAGCAAACCAGGGACGTTTTCGATGATGAAGTATTCTGTTTGCGTTTCTTCCACAATTCTTGCAATCTCCCAGAATAACCCGCTTCGTTCGCCAGCAAGACCAGCTCTTTTGCCAGCAACGCTGAGGTCTTGGCAGGGAAATCCTCCTGTAATAATTCCTGTGCGTGGTGTAAATCCTGCATTGATTAGATCCTCTCCCTTAACTGTTGTTACATCTGTAAATTGTGTAGCGTCAGGAAAATGCTGCGCCAATACCTGGTTGCAGTTCTTATCTATCTCAACCGAGGCTACTACCTTTACTCCTTGTCGTTGCATAGCTAAGTCAAAGCCACCAACGCCTGCGAATAAACTAACTCCGGTCAGCATCAGTACCAGCCTCGTCTATCGGAGTGGCTGAGAGCGCGGCACGCACTCCCTCCATAGCGATGATTAAGGTATCGTAAACCGTGAAGGACTTGAAGTTCAGGTTGTCCACTACGCTCTCTAAGGAGTTGAGCAATTCCAAAAGCCGAGCTTCTTGGTTTGCCCTCAGCGTCTCTTGGGCGAGCAAGGTGGTCGAAGCGGGATTCACGGGTCCATAAGGTGACAAGACATCTGATTTGGTCTTGATTGTAGCCGAGTGCTCGTGCGTAACTAACTGCAAGTGACTTGTTCTCACGCTTCTCCTCCATTGTAGCTTTCGTCCGCTCCTTCATAATCGGTACGTCCGGCAACTTCGGGGACTGCGTTCGCTCTGGTATGAATACCCACAGTAAGCCTACTATCAGGGTTAATAATCCAAGTCTTACCCTCTTGCTCATCAAAACTCCTTTGTTCATCAAGCAACTGCTTGTATGTGTCTGGATACAGGTGAGCTAGGCGCACGAGTGCCTTGTCTCTTGCCCTTCTGTAATTGCGGTAGTGGATAGATTGTTTCCCGCTTACCTGTCTACTCTCCATTGATCTTGTCCTCCCACACTATAAGCACATAGACTATCACCATTATCACTGCTATCCCTAACCAATAACTCATAAGCTCGCAGCCCTTACTATCTCGGTGATGTCTATGGTCTGCCCTACTAGGTGGGCATCTTCCTCATCACTATCCCAAGCACTTACAAGTATGCGTGCCTCTCTTGGTGCAAGACTTAGCCATTGAATAGCGTGCTCAGCGTTAGCCCCACCCCACTCAGCTCTCCCGCTCTCGTCCACTACCTCATACAAGAGGATCAGCTCAGACTTACGCGGGTGTATGGTGTAGATGTTGCTTGCCTCTTTCTCTAGTTTTCTT